TGCGCTGAAATTTCTTTTTTTCATTGGAGCACCTGTGTTGTTCTGAGGTGAGCATATCACCTCTGTTCAGGTGGCCAAATTCAGTGTGCCACTTCAAAACGGCAGATTGTTTACGCAGTACAGAATCATTTTGTTTTTTTCTCCAGTTCGTACTATTAACCCATTCCACAATAACCGTGATAATTCATTACTGATAGAAGTTGCGCTTCTTCCAAGTGCGAGGGATATATCTTCTCTACTGCAATCTGGATTTTCCTGGATATACTCGATAACGGTCATGTGGTCCCTTTTACTTAATATCTGTTTCGGATTGCATGCCATGAGTATTCATTTCGTTAATAATTTCATCCAGAAGGATTTCAAGCCCTTCTCGACCCATATCTGAAAGAATGAAACCTTTATCAGGGGAAGTAGTGAGCATTTTCTGATAAAGAAACAGCGCTCTTCCCATTCCTTCAGCTTCGCCGTATTTTTGAATTAAATTCCATTCAATATACTGTTGTAAGGCAAATCGAATGGGGCCGGGATATATCGTCATAAACCCATACATCCCGTTATATACCACGGCGTGTTCAGTTGTTCCGTGTTCATTCAGGATATCAATTGTGCCGTTCTTGTCTTCTTCTTCGTTGATGAATGTCGTCACATACAACCATCGCCACTGAGCAACCTTCATCTCAACCGGAAGTTTACCCAGTAATCCTGCTTCGTCGGCTTGCGCCAGACACTGAAGGATACGTAAACCTCGCACATTAGGAGTATCGAATTCTCCGGCATCCAGACGACGTATGGCGTCGTGATAATCAATCGTCATACTGCCAGTTCGTATACCATTGGCTGTTGCTTCAGCCTGGAATTCATCGTATTGCATGATATTTATTCCTCATCTTCATCTTCATCTTCATCTTCATCTGCTGGTGCAATAACGTCATATCCTGCCTTTTCTGCAATAAACAGGAATGTTGAAAGAGTTCCTACAAGTTCATCGTCATGAACATGGAGAATGAATATTACTTTCCCGTTTTTGATGGTCAGCAATATTCTGGTTTGTTCGTGTTCTGCTGTTTTCTGATGCATTATTATCTCCCGTATGCTTTACGCAGAAATAAGCAGGCAATATGCATGTAATTTTCACCGTATTGTGCAATAAGGCAGGCGGTCTTGTGTGATGCCATATTCTTTATAAAAGTCACAATAAAGCCTCCTGTGGATTAAGGTTGTAACAATCCCCGGCGATAAAACCGCAATAAACGTTCAGGGCATATTTGTTGTTATTGCGCTAATTCTTTTTCGGCAGCAGCTTTTGTATACTCACATGCAAAACTCAGAATTTCGCTGCCGAGTGTTTTCGTTTCGTGATTACTGGACATATGTAATACCTGTGTTGCATGCAATAAATGATAAACATTTACCGCAAATGAATCAGGCTCCAGACAAATGCCTTCGTAATTATCTTGCTGTGAGGTTGTTTCTGTCATTGCTCCTGAAGTGCATGCGAGCCTGTTTTTGACAATTCTCTTTTCTCTAATCACTATATCGGCAACATCCATTGCCTTTACAACCTCCGGGAGAAGTTCCGGGTTTGTATAATCAAAGTCATCAACATGGAGAACAGTTATGTTTTCGAACTTTTTCATGGCTTCCTCAGCTGACTTATATGTTCTGCTATATAGCGAGTCTCAGAAGTGTTTTCATATTGAGACTGTTTCCGCAATGATTGATAAAAATGTTCGCATGTACCTTGAAGGGCGAAGCGGCGATTATGTCACCATTGGTATTGGTTCTTCCGCAGAAGAGCTTCGCGAGATAAGGGGCAAACTTGTTGAGATGCGTCATGGTGTTGCTGCTCCTCACTTTTTGGTTGCTCCGGAGGAGTAACCTCACCAGTTAACAGGCACATCGGATCGCAGCCAAGAATATTTGCCAGTGGGATAAGCATACTGATAGTTGGTTCATACTCTCCGCTCTCCCACTGGATGATAATTTCTTCATCGAGATCGAGCAGCCTGGCGAGTTCGGCGGTTGTTAAGCCGCAGGCTTCGCGTTGGGTGCGAAGGTTAACCAGCCAGCTTTCAGGGAAGGATTGTTTTTGTTGTGCAGGAGAAGCAGCAGATAGAGCATATTCATGGATAAATTCCATTACCTCAATGCCCAGTTCCTTTGAGCGAGCACAATCCAGAAGATGGAATGTGCGTACAGCACTTAGCAAATTTGCAATATTTAATGCAAAGGAATCAAGTTCTAAGCCCTTAAGCGTAACACAGCCGCAGTTGATAAAATTAGTTGTTTCTGGAGTTGCTTTTAGTGTCTTCATATATCCGACAACAATTTTAAATTGAATCAAATCAAGTTATAATTGATGGTGCGATATTATGTTTTGGGAAACAGGCTGTCAAGAAAAAATTGATATCGTATATTTCAGGCAGAAAAAAAACGGGCAAAGCCCGTTAAAATCAAAGACTAACCAAATCTGTTTATGTTGAATGGTACTGATGAGATCACTTTAGACTGGATATAAAGCAGAGCTAACCCCTCTTTTTCGATGCTCCATGGTTGATAATTGGGGTTATCAGATAACACCATGATTTTGCTTCCAATTTTTTGAAGCCTTTTCACGTAGCATTCTCCATCAAAACAAAATGCATAAATACCATCGCCATCAAAATAAGTTACTGTCTTATCAAGAAAAAGAAGGTCGCCAGGTGAGATTGTGGGAGCCATACCGTCTCCTCTGGCGTTACCTATTTCTATATTTTTGAATGCCCGATTTCCAACAAGACGTCGGGCATATTCAGGATCAAGTTCTATTGAGCGCACTACATCTATCAAGTCACCACGGACATGAGTTCCATCACCGCAACTAAACTCAACATCAAGGACATTAAATACGACGCTATCTGTTCTTGTCTGGTGTTTCTCTTGCGAGGAAAAGGTTGGTGAGGAGTCTTCACCTAAGAACCAGGATTGTGGATAACCGCTAATCTCTGATAAATGCGCGAGCTTATCACTCCGTGGAAATGTTTTTCCTGTTGTCCAGTACTGCACTGATTGCGCACTCACACCTAACTTGCGGGCCAGTTGAGCCTGAGTCCATCCTTTTGCTTTCAGCATCGCGGCTATTCGATTTTCCGTGTTTTTGACGTTCTTCATGACCAAATCCTGTGGGTTTCTTTACAAGGATAAATCTTTACTTGATTTTAGTGTATTCGATCCTTTTGTAACTTGCATGTTAATTTAAACTTGATGTATTCTTGATTTATGAAGTTAATATTGGTGCTTTGTTATGGAAGGAAATGATTACGACAAACTTCGTGCATTAATTGCGCAAAATGCCATAGCGCGAAATCTTGGTGTGACGCCGCAAGCGGTGAATCAGTGGTTTTCAAAAAGCACAATTCCTGCTCGTTTCGTTTTACGAGTATGTGAAGTAGTTGCATGGAAGGTTACGCCTCATGGCTTAAGGCCAGATCTTTATCCTCACCCTGAAGATGGAATTCCTAACTTGTTACGCAAAAGCCTAAATCCAAGTTCACCACACAGAGCGGATGGAATACACGCAGGAGATAAACAATGAACACCGCAATTTTTAACGGCAAAGCATCCATGACCAGCGTTGAGATCGCAGAGCTGGTGGGAAGCCGACCAGATAGTGTTAAGAGAACTATTGAAACACTGGCTAAAAAGGGAATCATCCAATTTCCACAGACTGTGGAAATTGAGAATAAACAATCACTTGGGCCTCGCCGATTTTCTAGCGCGTATGTATTCGAAGGTGAACGAGGTAAGCGCGACAGCATCATTGTCGTCGCACAGCTCTGTCCTGAATTCACAGCTCGCCTGGTAGATCGCTGGCGCGAACTGGAAGAACAGATCCGTAAGCCAATGAGCGAAATCGAAATGGTTGCCGCGATGGCTCTTGAAGCCGTTCGCCAACAGAAACGGATCACTCAGGTGGAAGAAAAAGTCAGCCACGTTGCTGAAACAGTCGAGCAAATTAAAAAGGGCACTATTCGTGAGGGCTATGCCGGATATCGCCAACTGAAAGCAAAAACCGGTTTGTCAGATGATAAATGCCGCAATCTGGTGAACGCCTATCAAATTCCTACAGACACACATGAGTTCATGACGCCGGACGGATTGTTGTCACGTCGCGCAATTGTTGCTGTGGAACCGTTTATGGCTGCTTTTTATCGGGTTATGGAGGAAGCAGAACCGCGAGGGACTCGCTGGTATCACCCGAAAATGGGGTTATTTCAGGTTATTGGTTGGCAGCGATGAAAAAAAGCCGGGAGTAACCCGGCTCACTCAACATCAATAACGGGGAGCTGTTTCGCATAAAACGGCTCCGAAACATCCAAGAACAGTTCTAAAGATATCAGCAGCTATATGATCATTTCAAGACCAAATATTGATTCTGCAATTTCGGGACGTTACACTGTCTCCGCACCTTATAAAGCGGGTGCCGGGATTGGCGTCCTGAAATTCGCACATGCGCATAACCGCGCTTCAGCGGTTTTTTTGCGCACGTTTCCTCACATCCAAATTATGGTGGGGCGTGCAGGGGCATCGAAAGATGCGCCGGGGTCATGTGCGACCGGTTACGCCAACCCTGTACGTCTCACCACCTCTGTGATTGGCGTCCCATGTGGTGAGTTTTCAAAATTCGCACATGAGGATGTCACTATGGCAACCACCCCTACCCAAACTCACCCTAAAATTGATGTTATCCATGGGAAGGCTGTTACCTCTTCTTTGGCCGTTGCCGAATATTTCTGCAAGCAGCACAAAAACGTTATTCAAAAAATCCAGACGCTTGAGTGCTCTGTTGAATTCACTGAGCTGAATTTTCAGCCCAGTGATTACACCGATTGCACAGGCCGCAAACTACCTTGCTATCAAATCACCCGCGATGGCTTCGCGTTCCTTGCTATGGGCTTTACTGGCAAACGTGCAGCCCGGTTCAAAGAGGCATACATCAACGCCTTTAACCAGATGGAGAAGAATTTATCTGGTGCTGACGCGGTTGATATGTCAGCTGTCGCACGAAACGCCAGAGGCGTATACCTGCATTTGCGTGAAATCCATCAAATCTGGACAAGCCAGCTTTATCCAATGCTTAAGGCCGTTGAATCTCCGCTGGCTAGCAAACTGTACGACCGTGTTGGTGATGCTGTTTTTGGCGCTGCACTTGTTGATTCCAGGCTGAATGGTTCTGACAAGGAGGTTCGCCCATGATTAGTTACGAAATCATCATCTCCACTACGGAATACAGAAACGATGTATCAGTTCGCACGGATGTATCTGTCTGGCACCGTCGCTATAAATCCAGAAAAACAGCGGAACTGAAAGCGGCAGAGATGTGTGAAACCATCTCAATGAAAGGTAGCCCGGTTAAATACGTAACTACGGCGGAGGTGCGTCCATGATCCGCCACATCGTTAATTCCCTGTATCACCGATACAACCGTTGCCCCCGTGTGGGGCAGTGGTTCGCCACCAGCAACGGTCACGTTCTGCGGGTTTGCCTAGTCAACGCTGAAAGCCAGAAAGTCGTGTGCGAACTACAGGGGCGTAGCTACACCATCAGTTACCCTCTGGCGGTATTTCTGTCTGGAAAAATGTTTAAGCGTCTGGGAGGTGTGGCGTGAACTGTTTTCAGTTTGTGTGCGGATGTGCTTTCGATAACCCGATTCAGCGCCTGATTATGTTGCGTGTTTTGATGTCGGGTTCTTCAGACGGTGAAGGCGAGAGAGTTATTGATCATCGGGTGCTTGCTGATTTCTGCTGTTGTTCTAAGCAAGCGATATTCAGGGAAACCCTGGCACTGGAAAGAGCTGGTTATCTTCATATCCGAAAAATTGCAACGCTTACTATTGATGCAAAAGCCAGACTACAACCTGCGCGTGGCTACACAATTCTCATGCCGCGGAAGGAGGTTGTATGAGCCGTTACGCCCCCACACCGGAAGTTATGGCTATTGGTCAAATTAATATTTCCGGCAATGTTACACCTGCGAACTGGTGGAAATATATTCGACTACCCAGTGGGCGTCCGGATGCGACGGCTATCGCTCTGCTTTCAGAGATCGTTTACTGGTACCGCCCGACAGAGGTCAGGGATGAGCACACCGGAGCGTTGCTGGGATATCGCAAGCGTTTTCAGGGCGACAAACTGCAAAGAAGCTACCAGGCGTTTGCTGAGCAGTTTGGTTTCGGGAAAAGGGAAACCGCAGATGCGCTGAAGCGTCTGCGCGATGCAGGGTTTATTACTCTGGATTTACGCACGGTGGAAATGCTCGATGGGGTGAAATGCAGCAATATTTTGTTTGTCGGGATCAACCCACAGGCAATTGCGGCCATCACCACACCTTCTTCTGTTTCGCCAGAAAGTAACAGCAATAATGCAATCAGCGATACAGCTATTACGTTAAAACGGAACACCCCCCGACGTCATAACGGAACAGGGGATACGCCGAATGTTGATACAAATACAGAGATTACTACAGAGATTACAACGGAGACTAAAAACACTATTGATGCATCCGCTGACGCGTCTGCGCCAGCGCGTTCTGCCCGACAGGAATATTCACCGGAATTTGAACAGGCCTGGCAGGAATATCCCAAACGTGCTGGTGGCAATTCCAAGTCAGCAGCCTTCAAAGCCTGGAAAGCCCGTATCAGGGAGGGAATAAAACCGGAGACCATGCTTGATGGCGTGAAGCGGTATGCCGCCTGGGTACGTGCTACAGGAAATATCGGCACACAGTTCGTGAAGCAGGCTGCGACGTTCTTTGGACCCGATCGTCACTTCGAAGATTACTGGCAACAGCCAGCCGCTCACGGAGGTGGGCGACAGCGACAGGTCGATGTCCTGGCTGGCCTGGGAGCCATGTCTGACAAATTCGGTAAATCCAGTAACAAATTGACATTCTGAGGTGACAGCGATGATGACGATTGACCAACGTGAGAAACAAACAAGACTACAGGCGCGAATGGATGAGTTACGGGCAGAAATGGATGAGTTACGGGCAGAGATTGCATTTGCTCAGAAGGGCGAAAAGCCATGGCCTTATCGTTCCTGCCTGATGCGTGAAGGTCGCGGATATTGCGAAAAACACGGTAAATATCGTACGCATATACTGGTGTGGATCGATCGTAATGGCGAGGACAGAGAAAAAATTTCATGCTGCCCTGACTGCTTGATCGCTGAGGCCAGTGATTTGACCATGGAACTGTCGTCCCTCAAGGCGGAAGAACTGACTGATAACGCCGGAATTGCTCTGCGTTTTCGGGACTGCGAGTTTGATAATTATCTGGAGGTTAATCCTGACGCAGCCAGAAATCTTGCGGCCTGTCGCCGCTATGCGGAGAACTGGCCAGATATGCTGGAGAACGGTACCAGTCTTGTTATGACCGGCAGTTGCGGTACCGGGAAAAATCATCTGGCGGTATCAATGGCAAAACACATCATCCGTAACTATCTGGCCAGTGTGGAGATCACCGACGTGATGCGCCTTACCCGGGCTGTGAAAAACTGCTGGCGGAATGACAGTGAAAAAACAGCGGATGACGTCATTGAGCATTATGCGTCACTGGATTTGCTGATTGTCGACGAAGTCGGCGTTCAGTTTGGCAGTGCGGCTGAAATGGCCATTTTGCAGGAAATTATCAATGCCCGGTATGAGGGTATTTTGCCAACTATCCTGATCAGCAACCTTTCACCGGAAGAATTGTGGGCGTTCATCAGTCCCCGGATTGCCGACAGGATCACCGATGGCGGGCGCAACTGGTTGTCGTTTAACTGGCCCAGCTACCGTTCTCGTATCGGAGGTGTTGCCGCATGACCAGCCAGAACACCCCGGCATGGCGTAACGATGACCTGGAAGGCGCTGTCATCGGTGCGTTTTTTCTGCGTGGGGCCGATCCGGAAGTGATGGATATTCTGGCCACACTTCCGGCGGATGTATTTTTTGTGCGTCAGTACCGGGATATTTACGCGGGGATTTGCAGACAGGCTCGCATATCCGGCGTCATTGACCCCGTACTGCTGTGCAATGAGATGCCGGAACTTGCCCCGGTGATTACCGACACCGGACGCAAAACCTGGGTGAAGTCTTCACTGGAGCACTATGTCGCAGCGTTGCGGCGCAATGCCGCACTGCGCGATGCAGAAAAAACACTGACTGAAGCATTACAGAATTTACGTGATGCGTATACCTGTGAAGCAGCCGAGGATGCCCTGAAGGATGCGCAGAACATGATGGCCTCACTGTCGACCGGAAAGGGCGTCATTCAGCCGGTTCACATTGATGATGTCCTTCCGGAAGTGGTCGACCGTGTTGAATGCCGCAATCAGGGACTGGAGAAATCCAGGGCGCTGATGACCGGTATTGATGAACTGGACGCAAAAACGGGCGGTATGGAGCCCGGAGACCTGGTATTCATTGCCGCCCGTCCTTCGATGGGGAAAACCGAACTTGCGCTGGACATCATCGACAAGGTGACTGAGCAGGGGCATGGCGTGCTTCTGTTCACCATGGAGATGGCGAACATCCAGATTGGTGAACGTATGGTGTCTGCTGCCGGTGGAATGCCGGTATCCCGTCTTAAGTCTGTTGCCCGTTTTGAAGATGAAGACTGGGCGCGTTTCTCGCAGGGCGTGGGACGAATGACGGGGCGTAATATCTGGATGGTGGACCAGGCAAACCTGACCATTGATGAGATATGTGCAACCACGAAGCACCACCGGATGAAACACCCGGAAACGGCGCTGGTTGTGGTCGATTACCTCGGCCTGATTAAAACCCGCAGCACGGGGCGTCACGACCTTGCTGTGGGGGAAATCTCAAAGGGACTTAAAAGCCTGGCAAAATCCGGCGGTTTTCCGCTGATTGCTCTGAGCCAGCTCTCCCGCGGCGTGGAATCCAGACCCAATAAACGCCCAATGAACTCGGACCTGAAAAACTCCGGGGAAATCGAGGCGGATGCCGACATCATTCTGATGCTTTACAGGGATGAGGTATACAACCCGGAAACTCAGGCCAGAGGCATAGCAGAAATCAACATCACGAAACAGCGTAATGGCACGCTCGGGACCATTTACCGGCGTTTTCATAACGGACATTTTCTGCCTGTGGACCAGGAGAGTGCCCGGGTTCTTTCCACACCCATGACGCCGGGCAATCCGCGCAGATACAGCAATAACCGCATGTCGGGCAGTAAAACGGAGCGTTTATTTTGAACAACAGAGCAATCACTGTTTCACCGGAACAACTTCGTCGGCAGGCGCAGGAGATGCTTCGTTGTGCTGAACAGATGGAAAAAACGAGCGTGGCAAAGGATACGCTCCGCAAGCAGCTTACTCCGGCGCTGCGTGATCTGCTGCTGGCAAAACACCGCACACAAAAGGCGGTGGATGAGCTGGTGGATTGCGTGGCGGAACTGGAAGGCCAGGTAAGCCAGTTTGAAATACTGGTGAAGGAGTTTACTGCGTGATGGCTGAATTTTTTCTTCTGCGTTCATGCAATACCGTTCGCTGAGGTGACCGTGAGAGCACTACTGACCCCTGAAATTGCCCCGCGTATGGGGATCGTATTGTTCAGGCCCGGTTCAGAGCTGATGCCCCTGTTTATGCCTGTCTCTTATACACAAATCCCCACCCGGGGATTTGTGATGTCTGTCAGTCTGCTTTAGGGGGACTCTTTCCATCCGGTAGTTTCCTTCCTCCCCG